TCTTTCCAATCAGATGTTCCTACAGTAGTTGTTATACTAGTACCAAATCTTGTCTTATCGTCAGCACTAATTTCATGGAATAAGAAAGCACGCTCCATACCATTGTAACAGTTCTCTTGAAAGAACTGAAAAGTGTCGTCAATAACATTATTTACCTGTTCGTCATCAACATTAACTTGCAACACAGGTTCGCCAAGTTGCCTCTTACAATAAGTGATGAGTTCAGACCTAGAACTTGGAGATGCCATTACCCACAAAAAATCCCTTCATACTTATTTAGTAAGAAGGGATTTGGTATTTATTCAGCGGGAGTTTCTGCTGCTGGTGCTTCTTCTTCCTCTGGTTTGCTTTCTAATAGACCTATAGTTTCAAGACCACCTTCCAATTTAATCTTATATTCTTTTGCTTTAACTAGGTTTTCTTCTAGTTCTCCAATTTGCTTAACTGTATTAGCAATTTGCTCTTCAAAATTTTTCTTAAGTTGTTCTGCGTCCATGGTTATCAAATAAAATGATTTATACTGTATTTATATTGGATTCATCTTCTCAAAATCTGCATACACATTGAATGCAATGCTGATTCTATCTTGATTACTTTCGTTTGGTTCCACATCATGTTCTAACCAGCAAGGAAAAAACACAACCATGTCTTCTTGTGGTTCTAGAAAATGATAAGAATAACCATTATTAAAATAATCATGATCCTGCATGGACGGTATTAGACATCCTCTTGGATCGTAAAACCTAACATTACCAGGATTTTCTGGAACTTTTACATAGTAAATTCCAGACAAAAATATTTGTGTATCTAAATGTGTATGTCTTCTATTGCTATCTCCTTTTTTGTTTATGTTTACCCAGGAGTAAATTTTTTCATTGCTTAAAGGTTTATTTTCTAGTCTTGGTACATTAGATACTACAGCATTAATAAAATCTTGGTTATCGAAGTCATGTCCTTGATATCCACCAACATTAGAAATCTCCATAGTTTCTACTTTAGATGAAAACTCTCTGCATGATTTTTTCATCTTTGTCAAATCCAAACCCAGGTTACCAACCCAGCATGGAGTGCCAAAAAAAGGTAAAAGATTCATCACCATTTACCTAGAGGACAAGTGTTTACTTCATTAGTAACACCTCTTATTTCATTTAGCATTCTATTAACGACATGTTTAACATCCATAAAACATCCACATACATCACATCTCCTCTGGTTTTTAATCCAGTGTTCGCATGTATAACAGATTTGTATATTCTTTACTGCTTGTGGTTCTAAATCTATTTTTATTTGATCCAGATCTGGAACAATCCAGTCTTCGTATTTTTCAGACCATACTAGACCAGTTTTTTTACCATTAATATATTCTGGATCACCTTCTTTTCTCATTTAGAATACGCTCCAGTTCTTCATCATTATGATACATTTTTAGGTTATTGTCAAGATCTGGGTATTGATATTCTTTATCTCTTTCAGACCACACTAAACCAGTTTCAATACCAGCAATAAATTCTGGTTCTCCATCAACTGGTGGATTTTCACTGAGTTCTCTAAACCTCTCTGGATAGAGAGTTTCTAAATTGTGATATTTTTCTGGATGTTCATATAAATCTGGATACTGGTATTCCTCATCTTTTGATGACCATACTAAACCAGTTTCTTCACCATCAATGACCTCACGGTCTCCATCATTAGGCATAATAATCTCCTTAGTTTACCGCAGCAATTGCTGAATATACAAATACAACCATACCATGTCCACCAATATGGTTTCCATTGTTACCAACATTTTGATTGTATGTGCCTCCTTGTGCAATACCATTAGTATAGAAACTACTTCCTGTTGCTTCTGATGCTGGTGTTTGACCATTTCCAGTATATGTGTTTGCATTAGATACTGGATATGATGGGTGACCTCCTACATAACCCGATCCACCGCCACCATTTCCTCCGTTGGGAGATCCACCTCCACCAGCACCACCGTAGTAACCAGCACCACCGCCACCAGCATTACATCCATTACCGCCAGCAGCAGATCCCCAGTTTCCACCATAAATCCTACCTGGCCAACCAACTGCAGCACCAGTCTGAGCACCACCACATGCTACACCACCGCGTAAAGTATTACCACTACACTGTGTACCACCTGTGCAAGATCCGCCACCTGTTTGAGAATATGAACCACCACCTGTTTGCGATCCTCCATTACCACCAGAACCAGATGGATTACCTTTTTGTCCAGAGAGACCACCACCAGCACCACCACCATGGTTAGAACCAGTGGAAGAGTTAGCAGCACCACCACCACCACCAGCAATTAGAATTGATGCACCGTGGTCTGTGCCTTCGTTAGTGCCACCCCATGAACTAGTAAATACACCAGAGTATCCGCCACCAGAACCATTGTTCTGCGTGCCAGGACCACCTCCCCCACCAACAACAATTTTTAGAGTTCCACCATTAGTTGTATTAATTGTTCCAGCAGTGTATCCACCAGCACCACCTCTAGTATTAGTATCAGCTTCGGAACCTCCACCAGGACCCCATATATATGCAGTAACCTCTACAGTTTCTGCTGGAACTACAAATGATTGTATCTGACCAGTATAATTAAATGTTTTACTGAATTGTATTAATGGTTGTCCAGTAGCAGCACCCCATTCCGTTCCGTCATAGATTTCTACAGTTTCTTCTGTACTGTTATAAATCAACAAACCAACCTCTGGAGTCAATGCATCTCTCTGAGTGGTTGTATATGTTGGAAGTTTTAACTTCTCAGTAATATTTAATGCATTTACATTAAGTGTTGACATATCAATAACTAAATTGGTTTCCTATTAGTATTTATTTATAGAGCAAGGTTGAATCTGTTTTTCAATGAATTATAATTCTGACTTACTTCTGCTTGTGTTAGTCCTCTATTGTAAACACGAACAACTGCAATCTTTCCATAGTAAGCATAACCATCACCATTACCAATAGTAAAGGGGGAATTTGCAGTTTCCATATTTCCAGTTTTAGCAACACTAAATGACTGCCCACCATTCCAATATCCTTTAACAGTGGATCCATCATAAGTCATGACAGTATGATTCCACTTATCAAAGAATCCAGTTGCATCAGAGTTTATAGCATATTCACCAGACATACGACCACCGCCTGCCCATACCCATGATCTATGCTGCTTACTAGCATACGATCCGAAACTCATAGTAGTATCGTTCCAGTCTATAATACGACCATATGTTGAGGTAGTATCACTATTAGTGTTATACATAACGATTTCCATTGTCATGCCATTTGATCCAGCACTATAGTTACCACTAGATGCTTGATCTCCATTAAACTGAAAACATCCACCACTATCAGGTAAGTATGTATAACCAGATGGTAATGTTATGTCTCCAATAGAACTACTTGCTGTTCCTGCTAAGTTAAACCAAGTTGATCCACTTCCAGGATAGGATTCTGTATTACCTGCATCAACCCAGAATAATAAACCATTAGTAACAGGTGAAACACCTTCATCAATTCCTTGCCATTGAGATCCATTAAAAACTCTAAGAGCACCATCAACATATGCGAGTTGCCCAGCACCCAATGATGGGTCTGGGTCTCCTCCTGTGATTACTGGAATTTTAACTGCTAGTTGATTACCAGTTAATGCTTGAACGGTTGCAACCGTCAATTTAGAAGTGTCTGCCATTTTAAGTAATTGACCAGGAAGATCCTGCAGTGATAGTGATTGTTCTATTCGTATTTATTACCAGTGGTCCAGCACTAGATGCATTGGTATTTGCGGGAATAGTTACATCTTCATCAAGCAACTGTCTGTTGACTTTGATAATGCCATATGTGTCTAACCACAGTGGGTCATCGTTAACATATAGCAGACCCGTCATTCCAATTCCACCGTTAACTTCTAACTCGTAATTTGGATCAGCAGCAGTAGTGAAATTAATACCAACCTTAGATCCTCTATAGATGTCAGTTAGGTTAGGAGATGCAGTCCATCTAGAAGTAACAAACTCTGCATTGTCTTGGAATACAGAACCATTAATGTTAATATCACCTTGTAGATTTAAAGCATATGTTCTATTAACATTTGGTGTTACTGTTGTGTCTGTTCCACTAAATGCATCTGTATTAATTGCAACTGCGTTGTCAGTTGCTCTAACAGCAATAGCAGGTTTTTCAGTACCAAGGTTTTTCCAATCCTTACCACCATTAGTAGCAGAAGCAGTAATCTCAAAGACTCCCACTCCTTCTGCTAGACCAGCACCAACAATGAAGTTTCTTGCTCCAGAACCACCAGTTGCACCACCAAGGAAAGTAACAGATCCAGATCCAGTTGCATTATTTGCAACAGGACCAGTAACAAGAGATCCAGTTGCATGGAGCAATCCTGAGACTTGTAAATCTGGAACTTGATTCAATGCGGTAACACTTGTTGACTCAGTGCCAACACCAACTTTACCATCTGTAGAATTAATGTGTAGATGATTTGTTGTCTTTCCACTAGTAGAAGATGTGGAGAAGTTGATATCTTTGTTTTTTGCCCATGTATAGAATGTGGATGCACTAACATCATATTCTTGATAAATGATATCTGCATCATCAGAAGATCTTCTGTAGATAACCTGTGCATTAGTTCCTTCTAGAGTTACTTTACCGTCACCGTCTACATGGAATGTAGATACTGGTGAAGTATTCTTGATACCAACTCTTAGGTTCGTTGTGTCTACTTTGAATAGACTGTTAGCAGAATCAACTGTTAAATCATCAGTTACATTCAAGGACTGGTTGAAGTTACCAATACCAGCAACTGTGAGATTAGAACTATTTCCTGTTAGGTTTAGCGAACCAGTCATGGTATCGCCTGCTTTCAGGACATTTGACGATGCTGCACCTGTTAGAGCAGCGGTAATAGTTCCAGCAGAGAAATTACCAGAAGCGTCACGGAGAACAGCAGTGCTTACAACATTTGTAGACTGGAATGTGATATTACCAGCGTTCCAAATTTTATTGCCATTAATGTTAACAGCATCAGAGTTAGCTACTGTAATATCTAATGTACCAGAACCATCTGTTGCGTTACCACCACTGGCAACAATAGAAGCATTATAGTTAGCAGCAGCTAATGTAGATGACTTAAAGAATATGGAAGGAGTTGATGAGAACCCATCACTTCTTCCAAGACACAACTCTGCGTTAGCACCATTACTCTCTAATTTTGCAACTTCAATTGTGTTGCTATCTTCAATCGTAAAATCATGGAATGCAACATTAATGGTTGCAGTACCAATTCTGATTGCTGTAGCAAAGTTACCAGAAGTAAGTCTACCAATTAGAATTGTATAATCATTAAAGTTATCAGTAAGATCGTTATTAGTAATCTCATTATCAATTGTAAAGTCAGCAACTGCTTGATCATTTACATCATACAATTTAACTGAATTGCCAGGAGCAAAAGTTCCTGTTGATGATGTATCTAAAACTAGACCAGAAACATATACTTTATACTTGGGATCACCATTGAAAGACTTAAGTTTGATACTATCTCTGATAGATGTTTGTTCAATGTATCCAGGAAGTCTTGAAGCAGATAAAGTTCCGTAATTAATATTAAGAGCATTTTGATACCAAACTCCTTGCTTGTTATCAAATCTGTCAGCATCTAATCCAGAACCAACACCATCATTTAAAGATGTCCAAATTTTTGCCCAGGATCCAAATGTTACAACACCACTACCAGAACCACGCAACCACATATTGTCATTGTCGGTAAATGCTAATTGCTTAACACCACCATCAAATGTGAATCCACTTCCTGCGGGTCTTAAGGAAAGAACCATACTCTTAGTTCCACCATCATTTAATCCAACTGCAGTATTGAATAGTGTGTTTGAAACTACACCAGTAACAAAAGTATCTGGTGATGGATTTGATGTTGGGTTATTAGTACCAGAAGCAAGTCTAATAGTGTTAGTAGAAGAACCTGAAATACTAATGTTATATGAACCTGCTAATCTATCTGAAGGAACAGTTCCACTGAATAAGTTGGTAGCACTAGTATAGTAAGAACCTTGCTGACCATCTAGTAAGTCAGAGTCAAGTCCGCTATCTGGACCAGTTTTAATTTCTACAGAACCATTACCAACTTCACCGATATTGAATTGAGATTTCTTAAATCTAGCAACACCAACTGTTCCATACAAATCAGCAGAAATAGTAAGTTCACTTACACGCTGAATATCTAAAGCAACATTAGCATACTGTCTATTGACTGTTGAGATTTTTGCTTCTAGTACCAAATTGGATCCAGTACCAAGTTCTACTGGAGCAGTAGAAACTGTAAAGTCATTATTGTATCCAGAACCACCATCAGTAACAGTGATTTCAATAATTTCATTTCCAACAACATTGAAGTTTGCTTTTAATCCAGTTCCTGATCCACCTAGTAATGAAACATCAAAATACTGACCATTAGTAAATCCAGTTCCAGCATTTACAATAATAACTTCATCGATGAAATTACCTTGAGTAAAAGTAGATTCAAACGATAATGGAGAAGTACCACGCTCAAATTCAATAATACTTCCGTTAGGAATTGCTTGAGTTATTGGGTTATTAATTGAAACTGTAGTTAAACCGCCAACTGTAAGTACGCCAGTGATATTTGTATTTGCTTGAATACCAGCTACACTAGCAACAACCTCATGTCCAACTAATGCATCCGAATTAGTTGCAAAGATGAAAGAACTAGCACCTTGAGATACTTGACTGTTTAGTTTAGCGAAGTATCTTGTTTCGGCACCTTTAAGTGATTGAACTGCTAATGCAAAGTTAGAATCACCTCTTAAGAATGAGAAGGAGTTTGCAGATCCACCTGCGGCAAGTCTATCCGTCTCAATAACACCAGATGTGATATCAGATGCAGCAATTTGGTTAGACGATAGAGATACCCAGTTATTATTATCAAATGAGGATGTATTAACAACTCTCTGAATATTAACTGTATTTGTATTTGGTGAAGGAATACTATCATCAAAAGTATCAGTGTCTGTAATTTTAATATTGTTGACAATATCTCCATACAATCTACTCTCAATTAAAGCATTCGCCTGTGCTGTAGTGCCACCACCAGGAGCAGCGGAGAATGTAATAGTTGGTTGAGTTGTATATCCAAAACCACCAAGATAACCATTAAATGCAAGAATTGTTACTGTAACAACTTGACCATTAGCAATGGTACATGTAGCAGCTGCTTGAACAGCACCAGCTTGAGGGTTGCCACCACTAATTGAAACTGTTGGAGCACTTGTGTATCCAGAACCACCATCCGATATATTGATTTGGAAGAGAACACCTTCTCTATATTCTGTTGCTTGGATAATACCATTAGACAAACTACCAGTAAATACATCACCAATAGTAAATGATAAGTTTGAATCTATAGAAAATCCGAGGAATAGACTATCTACATCGTTATTAAGAATAAATGATTGTGATGTATCTTGTTGAATTGCAATATCACCAGCAAGTGCTCCTTCAATAGAAGTTCTTTCTGCCTGGTCTGCAACAGTGAATACACTGAATGGACTTAAAGCAGGAATTTGGTCAATTGAAATTTTACCAGAGTCAGTAAGTTCAACTAAGTTTCTAGGAACAGCGTTGGTTGAGAATGGTTTGTTAATATATGGACCGAGGTTGTTAGTAATGTAATCTCTAACTGCCTTTTGAGTAGGTAACTTAGAGTTGGTTGAGTTAGCACCACCAAGTGTATTGGATGCATCGAAACCAGTAACAACAACATCACCACCTTTTAGTTTCAAGAATTCAACTTCAGAGATGGTAACCGTACCCGTGAAGGTGATGTTACCAGTTCTGTTTTCAATTCTTGCGAATGTACCAACTTTAAAGTCGCCTAGTTCATCAGTACCAGAAACATATACACGACCATACTGTTCAGAAACCTGTTCATTTGCTTCAATTTTAACCCCACCATTTTCTGGAAGGGCATTGTAATCATTTCCCGAACCAGCAAATTCCCAGGTATGAGAAGAAGAGTTAACAATAGATGGTCTGTGTAGTGCAATCTCTTCTCCTAAAAGAACACTGGTTGCAACTGCCTGACCAGTAGACTTGTCAGTCATATCCATTGCTCCACCAGAACCATCATCTAGTGTTAGTAGAGCACTGAAAGGAGGACCGACTGTAACTTCTTCTACAACATCAATAAAATATTCAATGTCGGTATTCGTATTTGTAAAATCATCAAACTTAATAATATAGTGCTCTAGTGGTTCTCTACCTAAATTAGTAATTCTTAGTTTTGTTCTTCCTGTTGGAGTGGAAGTTACCTGAGATACTGTTGCTCTTGTATAAGTTCCTGCATTTGGATCACCAGTACCAGAGTCAAATATATACGCTTCTTCACGGAAACCTGTTCCCCTTAAAGCAAATGTACCAAAGTTGGTAGCGGAGTTTGTAACTGATGCATATCCTCCAGTCTCACAAAGAATACCATCTTGACAGAAGATAACGAAGACAGAAACTAACTGAACATAACCATCATTGATAACTTTATATCCTGTACCACCAAAGGAGACAATCGTGAATGCCGCAGCAACCATCGACTTACCCTGATTAGGGAACGATGCTGTTCCGTCCAACTCAAGACCAGGGAAGGGACAGTTAGGTTGCTTAACTTTATTACCATCAATTTCAGCACCGCCACCACCTAAGAAGGAGATAACAGATGCATTCTGAGTATATGGCGATGCTTCAATAATAGGATAGTCATCGTAGTCAGCACGAATAGTTACCTTAACATTATTAAAATCAGTAAGTATGCTATCTGCTTCTTCTCTGATATTAATGCTGTCATATAGTATTCCAAATGTTTGTGATGTAGCACCAGGAAGAACACTACCAGCAAGGATATCATCAAATAAATCTAACGCTGTAGTAATAGAAGATGCAACATTAGCACACAGTGGAGTTGGTGTGTATAGAAGAATATTCCAATCTTCAAACTTAGGAATTGGAGATGTGAGTGCTACAGGATCATAGATTAAAATAGTTCCATTTGCTTTGGCACTTACAAATGTATGTGCATCACCAGAAGCAGATCCTGCATTACCAACATTAACAGTTGCGGTAGTATTACCACCATTAGAACTTACACTGAGAATTTGATAACTTTTTCCGAAGTTAGAATCAAATCTTTCTGGACTTGGGTGGTTGCCACTATTGCAACTGAATGTAATTGCTTCTTCAGAGAAAGCAATACGATCACTGGTTGTTAATGCTACAGAAGGATCAGTGAAGGTTACAGTTACTTGACCACTAGTGCTATTATAAGTTGCTCCAGATGGAGTAACACCAAACGCTGTTCCATCAGTCCAGTTACGCATTGCATCCATTGCGTACTCTTTTACGCGAGTAAATGCATAACGAGTTTCAGCTCTTTGAGCTTCTGGAATTCCAGTTAAAGTGACTCCACTGAAATATGATTCTGCAGTAGATACAATACCATGGTTTCCACCAAGTACTAAGTCTCTAATTAAACCACGAAGAACAATTTTGATATCTCTACGACATTTTCTTTCATGAATATCAGAAAGATTTAGTGATGGATATTGTTGTTTTGTATCAAGGTATGCTTGGTCTGCAATAAGATCTTTGTTTCTTGCAATTAGATATGCTGCATCAAGATATGTTCCAGATGCATTGTTTGAAATAATATCAACCCATAGGAATGAAAGAGTATCTAATGCAGCAACAACATTTGCACAAGCAGGACTTCCTGCAGTAGTTGTAATTACTGTATCATCAAAGTACCTTGTTAAAGCAGAATACTGTGGTGAATAAATTGGTTCTCCAACAGTTCCTAATCCTGTTCTCCAATTTCTAATAGCATAGGTACAAATTTCTCTAGCATATTCAATTGCGCGAATATTCTCAGCAATTTCATCTTCTACAAATGCAATCTTACCATCAATAATATATTTTGAAGCAGCATCAATTACATTATAGTTTGTTCCAAATTCTAAATCTCTAATAACAGCATTGACAAAGTGAATGATATCTTGACGGCATTGATCATCGCCATCAGTTCCTGTGTTATTTCCTGAAGTTGGAGAACTATATGAAGGATATAGTTTTTCACCAGCAGCACAAGAGATCAACAGATCTGCTAGTTTCACAGTATCATCTTCTGCAAGACCAGCAAGAGGAGTTGCAGTTGTTATAGTTCCAACGCCAGTTACTGCAGTATCATACAAAAAGTTCGATACATTAACAGTACTGCCATTAAATGATACTGTACCACCACTAACATATGTGTTTACATGATCTAATGGTCCTAAGAAAATATCGAAACTAGATCCACCAACAGATAGAGCATTTGTTGCTGATCTTACAAATGTGTGTACAGATTGTGGCAAATGCTTAACCGCGTTTGCAGTTGCACCAGTAAAGTTATGTGGTGATTGTGGAGAATGTTGAACTGCATTTGCAGATGCACTTACGAATGTGTGTGCATATTGCTCACCAACAGGAGATGCACCAACATTGATTGTAAATGTTCCGTCTTGACGATCGATACCATTTGTTGCAGCACTCACAAATGTGTGAGTACCTGTATAAGAAGAAGATCCTACATTAATATCAAAAGTATTTGTAGTTACACCACTAATTTCCAACCAGCGACCTGATGGGTAATCGTATCCAGCACGGGGATATGATTTTTGAGCAACATTACCATCTAGATCACAAGTGTATGTTAATGAATCATCGGCAATCTTGACATAATCCCCATTTGCAAACCCGTGGCTTGCAACAGTAAGAGTTACAACACCAGTTGATGCATCATATGGGGCATCACTTGCTGTATGTTGTGTTGAACCAACAGCGGTGATAGCAATAGATTGTTGACCATTATATGGGTCAACCCCAGGACGGGGGTAAGAATGCTGAGATGCGTTTCCATCCTTGGTGCATGTGAAAGTTAAGGAACTATCAAGAAGAGTTACATTTCGTGCAACTCCAAGACCATGTTGTCCAACTGTAAGAACCATGTCGCCAGTTGCAGCATCATATGCGGCATCAGTTGGAGTAAACTGCTTATTGGGACCAGAGATACCTGCATTGATTGTGATTGTATTTGCACTAATTGCAGTAATAGGCATAGACCTACCTGCAAATGGATCGATGCCTGGACGAGGATATGTCTTAACAGTTTGGTTACTGTCCATTGAACAAGTAAAGCTCAATGAATTATCATCAATCGTAATTCCTTCGCCAACATCTAGTGTATGAGAACCAATAGTTAGTTCTAATGCTCCAGTAGCAGGATCGTAAGTAGCACCAGATGGAGTGAACTCTACATCAGGACCAGATGCACCTACATTAACGGTGAATGTATTTGCAGTCTTTGATGTAATTGGTAAGGACTTACCACTAGCATACTGATCTGTATCAGGTAATGCATGTTCAGTTTTATTGCCATCCATCGTACATGTAAATACGATAGATTCATCTGTAATCCTGATACCATCGCCTTCACTAAGACCATGATTGTTTACTGTGAATACAGTATCACCAGTTGCAGGATTATAAGTTACATCAGTTGGAGTAAATTGTGCTGTTGGTGTACCACCAATGTTGAATACTGAATAATGATCTGTCTTAAATTGATCATTAATTTTACCAACAACTTCATCAGCAATAAACTCTCTGTTATTACGAAGGAAAGTACAAGCATCCTGAAATCTTCTATCTACAGGAGTTGCAACTGGGAATGTATTTGGTGAGTTTAGTAGAGAAAGTGTTACTGATTTTGAGAAAGACTTAACTACAGCAGTAGATCCTGGTTGGAAGTTTGCATCATTTGTGCCAGGTACTTTTTTCGGAATAACAAATCTTCTAGAACGACCATCAGCATCTTCCAGAACTTTGTAAATTCTTTGTTTGCCATTTAAGTAAGATAAATCTGGACCTGAAGTTGGAAGACCCTCAATTAAAATTTCTTGACCTTCTTTGAAGTCATGTGTATTGTCTCTACCAACTAATGCGTTTGTGTAGAAAACGAGACCACCAAGATCTTCTGCATTTCCAAACTGACCAAATTGGAAACCACCAGTAGCAATACTAGGATCTCCTTGTAAAGAAAAATCAATTCTAGAAATAGGTAATGTAGATGTAGTATCTTCGTCAACCGATACAACTTCTCCTTCTGCTCTAATTGACTTAATTGCAACTGAGTCAAATTCTTTTGTGACAACTGTAATCTCTTCACCTGAAGTGATTGCTATAGATTCTCCAGTTGATGACCATCCATTAGTTGCTAAAATAGGTGCAAAAGTTACTTTATATGGAGATGATGTACCAACACTAACAACTTCGTAATCACCAGAAATAACTTGACCACTAGCAGTACCAGAAGAAGCAGTTAATCTTACAAAGAAACCAGGGGAGATTTCATTAATTGGATTGCTAGTAAACAGTAAAGAATTCTGTCCATCTGTTTCAGTTGCTGAAGTTAAAGAAGGATACGTAGTTCCTGATGGGGTAGCAGAAATATTATATTCAAATTCCTCACCTTGTAAAAAAGAACCACTTAGCAATTTAATATCAGCATTACCATTTTTAAATGCATCATTTCCAGTAGTGCTATTGAAAGATACGGAGGTAACTCTAGCTCTTGCACCAGTGTTACCACCTTTTAATAGTCTTCCAGCAGTAAGATCTGTTAGACCAGTGTTATTGCTAAAAGTAACATTGAATTCTTCTGGACCAAAAATTTGATGACCAATCGGGAAGTCAACACCAAAATCTCCGTTAACTTCATTATCAATATAAATTCTTTGCTTGTCATCAAAGACCATCGCAAAATCCCAAGTTGCGACAGAATCACCAATAGAGTCAATTTGGTCTCTATATGTTACACCAGTAACATAGTTCTTGTCGCCAAATTTGAAAATATGCTTTTTGGGATTAGCAGGTCTGATGATTACCAGACGCAAGTTATCACCAACAACAGATGCATCAGGTGGTAGAGAGATAGGATTATCTTCTACATAATCACCACCAGAAACAATAAGTGTTTCTTTAACACCAGGTGTTGCCCATGCAAGCTGTGCCGCTTTCTTAATTGTTCTAACTGGACTAACTGCAGAACGACCATCGTTCAAATCAGAACCAATTTGAGAAGACACATAGATTCTACCACCAACATCATTTGTTGCTAGGTTTAGAACATATTCAGTAGTAGCAATCTTGTCTGATCTATCACCAAGTAAAGGAGTAATAGAACGAGGAAAGATACCAGATTCACCAGTTTCTTCATACTTAAAGTTATTAGAGTCAACAACTCTAAAACCAATATGTTTGAAATTAACTTCCCCGTTTATTTCAATACCATCCAGATGCTCTGGACCATTAGGACCAGTTTGTCCCGAATTGGTTGCTTGGTATACATTATTACCGAACCATCTATAAAGGTCTTTTTGAACAATGACATTAGGAGACCATGGGGTTCCTGTGTTGTTCATGAAAGTCTTTAGGTTTGGTGCCCTAAAGTTGGGATCTGGAGTAATGAAGTTTTCAATATCCAGGTTTAGAATTCTCGCCGTATCTGAAATGATAGAAGTAGAAGTTCTAATAGCACCATTAATATCAAGTTCAAACTCTACAGTATCAAGAGTAGAAGATGCGGTAGATCCTTGACCGCCACCATCACTAATGGTGATTCCAGGAGCAACTGCATATCCACTACCAGGATTGTTGACAGCAATAGTAGTAACTCTTCCGTTAAAGATAAAAGCAGAAGCAGTTGCCTGTTCTCCACCAGCTGGTGGTGCATCGATAGTAACAGTTGGAGTAGATGTATATCCAGTTCCCCCAACATCTACGGTAATTTTATCAATTTTTTGTCCCGTTCTATTGATACCTACACGCGGTAATTGCGTATTCGCATCAAGTTCGGTTCTAAGAATTTCTCTTTCGTTAGAACCTGTTCCACCTCTAATTGTTAGTTCATTATCACCGATGAGTTTAGGGTTTACGCCCCTAATTTTCTCTTTGTCGGAATTAATATGAAAACTCATGGTGCTGTCGTATCCGTTTGTCTTTTTTCCTAATTATTATTTAGCATCAAGCCCATTCAATACTAACAACTTGAGTGGATGCTGCCCATTTAATATTCTCTACAGTACCTGCTCTAGTAGTAGTATAACTGAACTGATTTGTGCCACCAAAAGGTGCGATATCCCAGGTTTCTCCTGTTGGAATATCATCTTTAATAATAGTAAGCATGGAGGACAACACTGTAGTTGCTCCAACACCATTGCAATATAATGCGCTTTCTATTTTTGCACTATACACAGATCCTGCGGGATTAACCGCAAGAATGTGTCCAGTAATAAAACTTACTGTACTATCTTCTATTGGAATTTGAGTTCCTACATTATCCAATTCTAAAATGGTGGTGTTGAGACCTCTTAGAATATAATTGGATGTTTTACTATCTCCATAGAAACTATTTTTAATTTCTAAAGAATTAGCATTCTTTACATCATACAGTTCGTTAATCAGAGTTTTATCTGATACCGAAAATCCACCAACAGAATCAAAATTTTTATTAACTGATGCCATTTTTATCTCTTATAGATGTTTACGGTTGTGCTGATAATAATATTATCTCCAGTAGTTAATCCACTATCTGCAGTCAAGTTTAATCTGATATTATTTGAGGCGTTAAAATCAAATGTGGAGGAGAATTGTTCTGCTCCAGTTTTGACATTACCAAAATCAGTAAACGAAATATCAGTCCCATTATCAATAACAGTATACTCAACAAGTTCTTTATCACCTGTTGTAGTATTTAATGCTGCAACAGTTACTTTGCATCCAATAGCAATAGATGGATCATAAAGAATAATTGCTCCTTGATCTACTGTACCTTTTGTAAAGGTAATATCACCAGTAACAATTTTATAATCAGAAAGTTCAAATTCTTTCAGGTCTCCATCAAAAATTTTAACTCCATTATAAACACCCGTTCCAAACCCAGTATTCAAGAATACATCTCCTTGATCATCTAGTCTAATAACAGGATCGTTGTTGAGACCAGAAGAAACACCAAGATCTAAAAATTGCTTTGATGTAAAGATAAAAGATACATTGGAATCTGTATTATCAATTGTAGTCGCATTATTATCTAGAGTGATGGTATCAGCATTAATTGCTAAAGTCTCTGCCCCAGGAACACCTGCAGCAGAAACATTAATTGTATCGATGCCCGTAAACTCAAGTCCATTGACTGACAATCTTACTGTTTCTGTATTTGCATTGAAGAAGAATAATGTATCCTCATCTGAACCAGGAGCAGTTTCTGCTTTGATTAAAGTATCTTGGTCAGAGTCTTTTACTCCTCCAAGGGAACCCCATTGTGCTCCGTCATAACCTTCAAACTGACTATCAGTAGTATTAAATCGAACAGAACCTTGAACTGCTGCTCCTTTCTGGTTAACATCACCAACAGGTAGTACAAGTGAACTAGTAGAACTAATTACTGTTTTCTGACCAGAATTTGGTTGTAGAATTAGATCATCGGTATCTGTCGAAATTGTATTCTCAGAGAACCTTAACTTTTGATTGACTACTAATGATGTACTATCAGTAGGTCCAATTTTAACTTCTGTAATCTCTTCAAAAGTTAATGAATCAATAGATGAAGCAACCCAAGTTAACTGAGTAGTACCATTTGCTGATGTTCCTGTAGTATGTGTTGGTTGATTTCCAGTGGATGCTGTAGTACCCGCACCACCAACCGCAACTTCATAAACATTTTGCTTATGCTTTAAATAATCTCCTTCTGCTACAACAGTATTGGCAGACCACTCAACATAAAGAGGAGCAAGTGTATTACTAGAACGAATTTTCTTAACACTAAAAAAGTCTAAGTATGATGGAGTTACTTTTGCTGTATTAACACCATCATTGTAAAAATATAATGTGTTATCATTTGCACCAATAGATGCTTCTGCTAGGATATATGTGTTGCCATCTAAGTCACGAACCCCACCTAGGGAAGACCACGAAGAAGATGATGCACTATATCCTTCATATTGATTTGTTTGTGTGTTAAATCTAATTGCACCGTCTTGTGCGATTGGTGATGCAGGTCTTGTAGCAGTATTTCCAGAGGGAATTACAAAAGCAGTATCACCTAAAGTTTTAGCAACACGGTTTGCAGCAGGTTGCAGTAAAAGATCTTCACTTCCTAAAGTGGCAATTGTTGCATCTACAATTGTTAATTTTGTGTTGGAATTAAATTCCTGTGTAGATTTAATAACACCAGAAGTTGTGATATTTCCAGTGCTATTTTCAACACTCATTGAAGATCCAATATTAATATCAGGACCATTAATTGCAATAGCACCACCAGAAATAGTAAGACCAGTACCAGTTCCAAACACAGTTGCATTTACATTAGTTGTGTTAACTACTGAGGCATTTACATTACTGCTAGCAGTAATATCAGTATATTGACCAGTAACTGCATTAACACTATTGGTAGTTAATTGTCCATTTGTAATATCTGCTTTAATGATGTCAATAGAACCTACAGCAATAACATCAAGTGCAAATCCAGATCCAAATGTTTTTGGATTATTTGGATCTATTGCTATTGAAGCTTCGTTTCCAGGAGAACCACTAGCACTTGCATATGCAGGATCTGAATTATTAGAATAATAATATAATGTTGGTGTTGTAGAAAGAATCTTTATTGATATTTCTCCAGGACTTTCTGATACACCTTCTTCAAAAGCATATCCTCTAAAGTCAATAACAACAGAACCACCAATTGTTGGTGCTTTGTCAAATGTAATTGTTGTAGCGTCAACGACAGAAGCAACTTTGGTGTCTGCTTGTAATGTAGCACTACCACTATCTAATGTAACTAGCATTCCTGGTACAATACCAGTACTATCTGAAACCGTTACTGATGTACTACCTGCAACTAGTGTAGATGATACATTGTCAATAAATCCATTTCCATGAATACCACCTGGAAATTCCGAGAATCTGAAACTATGTCCAGACATGGAAGCATCTGATACATCAAACTTGTAAGTGTTGCCAACAAAAAGTGATATGTCTGGGTTAAATACTTGACCAGCACCGACATCAATCAAATAACCAAATCTTCCACCCGTAGCAGAAGCAGTTAATGAAGTATATTGTGGAGATGTAGATCCTGAAATAACAAATATGCCATTATCAAAATAATTTCCTTCATCAACAACAATAGAAGTAATAAATCCAGCACTCTCATTGACTTCTCTAACTTGAGTTGCTGTAATATCTGTAACACTATCAATTGTTAATGTAATGTCATCTGCTGGTGTTGCACCACCAACTAAGTTTCCAGCAATAGTTAGAGTTTCTCCAATTGCATAAAAGAATCCAACTTGATCTGGGAAGGCATTGGAAACATTACCAAGAGCATCTCTGCTGACTGTTACCGTTTCTGAATTACCACTTCCACTGTTGGTTATGGTTGCTAGACCAGTGTATGTTTGAGTTAGATCTTCTGTAAATGTAAGATCTGCAGCACCTGATGCAATTGGGTTTGAAGATATAGTTAATTGTGTGCCACTATCAACACTAGATACAGTTATATTTGCTCCTAACTGCCCAGTTCCTGTAGCAGTTACAATATACCCAGCAGAAATACCAGCAGTACTAGAAAGTGTAATCTGTGATACAGTAGTGGTTAATGTTGCTGCTAATGGTCCAACAGAGTTAGCAGTTAATTGAGTTGAACTACTAGTAGTAGTCGCTGTTGGAGTACCATCTCTTAATTTGATGGTTTGTGAAGTTGTAAATGTTCCTGTAGTAACTGAATTACTGGCAAATGTTAACTCTTGTAATCCAATCGCAGTAACTGGATACACAATTGGTTGAACTAAATCTGTACCCGATACACTTAAAATATCTCCATTAAAATAACCAACACCTCCATTACTAATGGTTACTGAGTCAATAGGTCCAACACTATCAACTGTGTATGTAAATGGCGTAGACGGATTGCCATATGGAGGTGTGAATGTTAATACTACTGCTCCAGATGTTGCTGGATTATTATCGATAGTTACTACATTAGTATCGTAATCAATACCTTGTACTAATGTAGTTCCTACACCAAGTGCTCCAGATCCAGAAGTAACTGTTATTACAGAACCAGGAATAATGTTTGTTACATCTGCAATAGTGAAACTAAGTTCTGGTACTGTATTACCACTGTCTTCTCCTACAAGAGTAGCAGCAACACCAGTTTGCTCTGTTGCCAGTGTAAGAACATCATTTGCTAGGTAATCAGTGGCAGCTGCTGTAAATACAAAATTACTTACCTTTCCAGGATTAGTTGTAATTGTAAATTCTGCTCCAGCACCTGTACCACCAACATCTGCGGCGTTAACTGACAGTGTGTCATTAAGTAAATAATCTTGACCAGAGTCAGTAAATGTTACACTAGTAATTGAACCATTTGGTGTAACTCCATTAATTAGATATTCAGCACCAGTTCCAGCACCAACTGTGAATGGTGGAATTTCTAAAACATCAGTTGCTTTATAATCAGTTCCCTGAGAAACAAAAGTAAGTGCTGTTAGTGCTCCACCACTAATTACAATATCTGCTACTGCACCACTTCCATACACCCCAGGAGTTCCTGTAGTGAAAGTGATATCAGCACCCATCTGAGCACCAGTGTGAGCAAGGCAGTTGTACGATGCAGAAGTTAATGAATAACCATTCTCTACAATTACATCAACATATGCTCCTTGTGTACCAGAAGTACCTACATTAGTTAAAGTTAATCCTGCAGGAGGAGTTCCAACTTGACCAGCACCTTGTAAGAATAAATTGTGACCAGAGTTTGAAGCATCTGATACATCAAATCTATAAGTATTTGCTGCTTCAAGGGCAAGTGCTGGTTGTGTTACACTATCAATAACAAATGCATATGATCCAGGTCCGCCACTAACAGTGACTATGAATGTTTGTGTTGCTTGGTTTCTTAATCCTTGTGTGTAATTTCCATCTGTGTATCCAGAACCACCTGAAATGGTTCCTGAATATGCAATACCACCACTAACAATAATGTCAGCAGTTGCACTAGATCCACTTGAAGAAACATTTGTTACCGCAACTCCATTATATGTTCCATCTGTATAACCAGATCCACCAACAATATTAACTACAATATTATCTACTGTGAAATCAACAAAACTTCTAGTAGCAGTGTTTCCTCCAACAATAGGAAGACTGAAATATGTTCCTGGTGTGTAGTTTGTACCAGAAACTTCTGTTCCTGTAAAATCTCCAACTGTAATATTTAAAGTTGCGCTAGTTCCTGTACCACCAATAACAGAAATTTCGTTGTATGTTCCAGGGTCATAGTTTTGCCCTGTAGTTGCGATAGCAATACCACTATCATTAATTTCCGTTTTTCGGAAAACAAAATTTCTAAAACTTAAAAATCCACTATCAGATAACTCGTATAGTAGTTTTGATTGTGAAACATAAGCAATGACACCAGTTTGAGGTCTGTAGAGACCTAAAGTTTGGTCATTATCAAATGCTAGTGAAGGAGCATTGATAGATCCGTCACCAATTTTTAAATTACCTGTGGCAAGATCACTTCCACCAGAAGTAACATTGAACAAATTTGAACCAAGTTCATTAATTTTTAACCTTTGTTGTTCAAAGGTATCGGTTCTAGCTACTTGAATTGCTGGCATTTTTTATTAACTCGTGCAGAAGGGACTTAATTTCAGATACTTCATCCTTCAATGTATTTATGTCGTCTAACGCGGAACTCAACTGTTTTGATTTCCTTCTACCTTCAATGGCAGAATTGTCATTAATAATGATGGCACCTGTGTTTTCGTCTCTTACAAGACCGTCATGTCCCTTAACTTTAATATAACTCATACGCGGAAATTAATAAGAAGCAACAGCTCTCATATCTTGAATTTTTGGAACATATGAGGGGTTGTCAGATTTCATAACAATTTTAATTCCAAAAGAAGAAAATTCTGGTAAATCTGCTATACTATATTCTAATTCTTGATAAGATTCTTGCTTCTCAACAACACTGGATATAGTATTTGTAGATGTTGCAATTGAGGGGAAGTCTGGAGATCCATTTTCATTAAAGAATTGATATTCAATAATATCGAAAGATTCTTGACTAGAAGATTCTTTATATCTGAATAAAACTTGAATATCATCTACATCTTTAATGTTTGCTGTCAATTTAACATTAATAGATGTTCCAGGATTACCAATAGAAATTTCTTTCGTTACATATTTTGCAATAGAAGAACTATTCGAGAAATTATTTTCTGGTGAATAATCAATACCATCCGTATAAGTTAATTCTTTAACTTCCCAATATGGTTTTTCATCCTCATCTTGTCCTGTGTATTGAATGATGTCTCCAACACGGAAAATGTCCTCTACACCAGAACCAGATCTTGCAACCTGTGGTTCTGTAAGTGATGCTTCTGAAATATTTTGAGTAAATGTTGTTGAACCAAAAGGTTTCTTATCATTCTTAACTGTAATAATTTGATTTTTAATATCAAAGAATGTAACTTTACCTTCAATCTTGGCATCAAATGTACTAGTTAAACCAACATTTCTAGCTTTGATGGATGCACCATTAGCAATAATTTTTGGACCAGCAGTTCCGCCAAATTGGATTTTAATTGGATCTGTAATAATTGATGGAGTAATTGATTCTCCAGAAATTGCTAATGTATCTCCTTTAACAAAAGGATTTACAGTAGAAATTCTAGCAGTAATAACTGGACTACCGCTTACAGTTTTTGTATTAACAACGATACCTTTTGCTTTAGAGTTAGATCCCTCGATAGAATCACCAATATCAATACTACCTCCCACTAAAGATCCTGTTGAAAATTCATAAACTTCTTTAAGTTTAAGTACCTGGTCCCTTCTTCCGTATCTTGCTTCATCTCCATCACCTTTTTCAATTCTATTTGAAGAAGTAATTACAGAAGCAGAAGAAAGGTCAAATGCAGGTGATAAGTAAGAAACATCAGATTTAAAATCAATCTTATATTCTAGAGAATTATTTAAATTATTCATTACTTGGTTGATACCAGATGCAATAATTTTTTGATTTGTAAAATACTGAATTTCATTCAGGAAAGTTTTTTCATAACCAGTTTGTGAATACGATGTATATACATTGGTGTTAGAATCAACAGGAATAATATTTGTTGTTTTTACTGTAGACTCAATAGTAGTTTTACTGAATGATAGATAATTTACTCTTGGGTATAATCTTTCAAACTTTCTATTGTGTGAAGCAAGAACTAAACTACCACCACCTTTGGTGCTAGAAGCAGCTGTTGTTTCATTTATAATATTATAAGTATCAACACCAGAGTTTTTAATTTGGAATAGTGTTGTATTTAATTGAGTATTAGAAACTCCTCCAACACCGTCTGCTCCACTGAAGAAAACATAAGACTTTCCACTATCTTCAAAACCATGGTTTTTGTGGTAAATTTTTACATACTTATTGTTGAGTTTGAATAGTTCCGCTGTTGCATTTTGATCAGAAACTCCACTTGTTTCTATTGGATTTAATTGAAGTTTTTCTAATGCTAATGATTTATTTGATACTTTTAGACTTGCAAATTTAGTAGTATCAAATTCTGCACGATATAAATTGAACTTAAGATCTTCAAATAGATCTTCTGTCCAGTTATCAGTGTTCTGTGCTTTATAGACAGAACCCAAAAGCGGTTGAGTTGTAACAGGAGAACTGGTAACGATTTCGGTTTCACCAAGTCTTGATGCCCAGAGTTTATACTCAGTGGAATCTGTCTCAACAACTAATGCATAACTTACATCATTTTGTAGATATACTGGATTCTTAAATTTAAATTTAGTTGGAGTTGTTGAATTAGTTACTTCACCAGTATCAACAGCAATACCCATCTTAACTGCAGGATTATCAATTGTAATATTTGCAGTAATTACAGCACCTGATGCTGCTTGTCCAACTCCCTTAACAACAATTGCAGGAGGAGCAGTATATCCAGAACCTCCTAGTGCTACATCAGCATTATAAATTCTACCTCCAGAGATCTTAACAGATCCACTTGCTTGACTTCCTCCAGAAAGTTGAGGACTCTCGAATGTTAAGAAGGCGGATTCATAACCACCACCAGTACTAGTAACATTTAAACTAGAAACAGTTCCTGAATCTTTAGCAACAGTTAAAGAAAGTTGTGTATTGGATGTGTTATTAAACAGAGTTACCGATTCAATAATCAATGTTTCATTTTGTCTAAATTCTCTACCATTATGATTAGATAAAACTAATGTGTAAACCTGATCGTTAGACAGAATCACTTTGCCATTTGCAGAAGAAGATACCTCAATATTAGTAGAATCTAATACTTTCAGTAAAGGTCCACTACATGCAGATGTTGCACCTACAATAGATTCTCCAATAGTAAGTGTTGTAGTTCCGTTTGCAAATACACGAATTTTTGTTTCTGGGTTGATAGTTGCTGCAGCACCTGGAAGAATATGCTTGGCAGGTTTTTCTGCTTCTGTATTTGTGATGTATGCTCTAATTGGAATATTATCACTCTTCGCATTGAAATATAAATCAACACTGGTTACAAATAATCCACCATCAAATGAATCAATACTAAATGTTTGTGCAAGAGGATTTGGTTTGAATTCTACATCAGTAACACTATCAATTTTTTGCACACCTTCATTTGCCTTAAAGAATGCAGGTGATGTGGATGTGATGCTCGATGGATTTTGTGGTAGTTTTCCAGTAGCATAGAATTTAAAATCTGTATATGTATCTACTGTATCTTTAGCAGCATTCGATGAACTTGATGTAAATCTAATTGTCTTAATACCAGTTGGAACTCTTACAATTGGTTTTGTAAAGTCATACGCAACCGTCTTCACATCATTTGTCCATGCTGCATTTTCTGTTGGTGGATAACCAGCAGGAATTAATATTAAACCACTAGCATTTCCATTTTCATCAGTTGTAATAGGAGAATTGAAACCAATTAAAGAGTTGCCAGCAATTCCACTATATCTAGAGTCTGCATTGACCCATCTAGAAATATCAATACCATCTAAGAAAGGATACACTCTAGTGAATGGTTTCAGTCTATTAACAATAAACTTGACTGGTGTTGATCTTGCATAAAATTTCAGTGAAGTTGCAACAGAACTTTTCTCATCAGAGTCACTAGTGAGTCCTTTGCCAATTTCATTATTATCAGGACTTACATTAGAACTGCTAGCAGTTGCTGCTACAGTAACTTGTGCTCCAGATTGTTCTGTGTTTGTAGTTCCAAGTGAAGTAATGCTTCCAAATGTACCAGATGTACCAACCCAGTTAATTGCAAAAGAATTAAAAATACTAGAGAATGTCTCTGTCGTGTCATCTTTAGCAATAAAGATTGAATACAAACCAGTGTTGTTATCAACAATAAGTGGTTCTACAGTCTGGTCATACCATGAATCAATTTCAGGAGATAGTGATCCATCACCAACATATTGTAGAGCTACAAATGGATTAGGATTGATTGTCTTAGTTGCAAAACTATTTCCAAGAACTTTTAGTTCTGAATATGGTAGTGTTACAATATCACCAGTTCTCACATAACCATCAACAAATCTTTGATCATCTGTGTTATTAATTTCTTCTAACCCAAAAGAATCTTCCTTATTGGGTGCTCTCATTACAGACTGTTGGGTGTCAATAGAACACTTATAGTCATCAGAAGAAATCTGACCGATACGATGAGTTTCAAAATTGTCTACAACAAAACCAGTCTTGAATCTGTCTAAACCAATGGAATCTTTAATCTGCATGTTTAGAGCTTGCTGCTCTAATATACTGAGTGTGGTATAGTATTCAAGACGCTCAATACGCTTCTCTAATTTACCGATGTCACGCATTGTGTAACGACGGTTATCAACAGGAGTAATTCTTACATCTTTACTACTGGTGGTAAATGCTGGAATATAATAGTAATATAGTGGGATTGCATCATCAATAAGTTCTGGTTTGGTTGGGTTCTGTGAAGAATTACCTTCTTTGAGAACAAACTCACCTTTTTTGTTTAAGTAAACACCATCAATTCTATTCAAGAATTCTGTTTGAGTAAACTTAAATGTGAATTCAATATTTTTATCTGGAGCAGGTATAACAGAAGCAACACCACCACTACCAATAAAACTTCTAGTGATAACTTCTCTGGATGATTGATCTTGGAAACCAGTGATAATTGATGTAGAATCAACTTTGGGTCTAAAGTCGAATACATTCTTTAAAGATACAATTCCATAAACGGCAGAATTAAAGGATGGAATTTCATCTAATGTTACACCTGCCTCATGAAGGTAACTATCAACTGTACAGAAATCTCCTTGTGAATGCTCAAAGTAATCGAAGGCAACCACTAGTTGTCCAACAGGAGCATCAAATCCTGGTCTTAAGATAATTCTAGAAACATCATAATAAGTATCTCTCTGACCATTATCAAATGTAAATCTTTCAGTTACATCAATACCAGTAACTAAATTACCAGCAGTATCGATAACAGGAGGGGCAGAAGATGTTCCTTCAAAAACATACTTAAGTTTGTAGATATCAGAATATGTTGCTACTGAAGTATCCTCGGAATCAAAATCTTCTCCTCTTATTGGAACAACTCTATCGCCAACAGATTTAATTAAGATTCTCTTATTTCTGACAGATGTTTTAATTCTAGGTCTTGCTTTACTTAATTCTAAAGTTGCACTTAACTTAAGTTTAGGGAATGGTTCGGCAGATGTTCCAAAAAATTCGTTTGGTAAAGAAACTTGTACGCTACCAGCATTCAATCCACTAGTAACATCAGTTGTGCTAGACTTAACAATATCATTTTCTGTCAGATAAATGACATCACCCTTAGAAACCTTAGTAGCAGTTCCTGCATCAAGAACTGTCATTACAAAATTTTCTTTTGAGAATTCAGCAAATCTTTGTGTACCAAATGGTAGTTGTGCAGTAAATGTAATGTTTCCACCACTTCCAGAAGATTCTGTAATGAAGTCTTTTCTGTAGAAGAAACTAATTTTAGAATCATCAGTACCTTGTGAGATTGAAGATACTTGACTACCACCTGTTGGATAAACTAAAGATCCTTTACTTCCATTTTCAATAATGGCACCAATTTTAACAACAGAACCATTAGATACATCAGATGGCAATGCAGTGTCTA